AGTTGGGTTAATAAGTGGTTTCGGGCTGTTCCTTTAAGCGTCATGGTTTTGTTAAACGCATATTCGCTAATTTTCATTTTTTCTTGATGGTAATAGCCAGACACGTTGATTGCACGTTCGTCTTTGCCAGACTGAGTTAACTTGCTATCAATCTCATGGACGTTCCATCCTCTGTTTCTACCTTGTTGGAGCAAAATCGACCCAGCGGCAGTATCTTCGATAAATGTACCTGTCACGCCGTTGCGCGACTTGCATTGTCTTGCCAATTCTTCCAATCGGCTAAACACGCTAGGAATCCAGTTTTCTAGCAAAGCGCCGTCAATATTGACCGCATCCCAATCTAAAATTGTTAAAGGTATACCTAAATGCTCATTGTATGCAAAGTAGATTACCGCAGTTGAATCATGCTCTTTGCCACCTTTTACCGCGCAATCCATTACGGCAAACACAGAATCGCACTTTTCGGGGTACTGAATTGGCTCATGGTTGACCAGCAGTTTGTCTACGGAGAAGAACGCAATTCCTGACCAATCAATGAACTCAGCCAAATACTCTTGACGAAACACCATCGGGTGGTTGCGGACTCGCTCACGTTCTAGCTCATCTAAAGGTACGTAAGGGTTTGTACTGGTTGGCGCATGGAAAGTTGCAAATCCCAAACTGTCGTCATTACACGCCGCATAGAAAAAGTTGTCTGGATCAACGCCGTTTGGCGTACTGAACACCCACGCTATTCCGCGAGTTGTCAGCATGGTCGGCTTGATTCCTTTGAACCATACATCATCTTTCATTTGCGGGGACTTAGTAAATCCAGCCTCATCAATTAGCACTAAGTCATATTCGCGTCCGCGCCCAGCTAATTCATTGTCATTTAACGTCCAAAAGTCAATTTTGCCTTTGCCGATTAGCTTCATCGTGGCTTCGTTCTTGTTTGCCGTTTTGATGATGGGGTCGAGCATATCGCGCAAGTGATCCCACGGCTCTGCTAACTGTTTATGCTCGGGCGCGAAGATTCCAACAGACTTGCCGTTTGCCGCGCCTCTTGCCGCCAACCATTCTAAAAATCGAGTCTTACCCCAACGCCGTCCGCACCTTGTTACGTTTAGACGTTTTTGTTGTTTGAATAGTGCTTCTTGCCCTTCATGCAATATGGGCAAATTAAAACCAATTTCAGTTGTCATTAATTTCTGGGTCAGGTAGCCAATTTCTTACATTGATAGTTACATCGCCGTTTGCGTCATTGTCTGGTCTAGCTGGTTTCCAGTTGTGTTTGTGGGTCAGTAAAAACTGTAACGCTTTTAAATCGCGTTCATCTATTGCTTTTTCATTGGCTACAGTAGATAGCATCATCTCATTCATGGCAGTACCGACTGAAATAGCGTTCGCTACGTTTTCATCTGATTCGCGCAATACGGCAAATGCTTTAGGCATGAAGCCTGAAGCGAGTGCAAGAGAGTCACCTGTAACGCCTTTAAAAGAGGCATCGAAAATTTTACCGAGTTCTTCTTCAGTAGCAACAATTCGATCTACTTTTACTTCAATAGAGAAAAAATTGGCTGGTAGCCCAAATATCTTCATATTCTTTCCTTTTTCCTCGTAAATAAGGTGAATATTAGTGCATTTTTATAAAAAGCACAAATTATGTCAAACAAGATTTACCTAGTGTAAAAGAATGTGTTGCAGTATGAAATTTATAAAAATTTTTTTGGGGTTTTATATTTAGCTTTTTTGCTGTATGCGGGTAGCTTTTTGAGTTTTGCTAACGGAGTTGCGTGGTGGGGGGATATTAATGACCCCCTTTTTCTTTTTTTATAGGCAAAAAAATCCCTATATAAATCAACAACTTAGCATTATAGATAATAATTGAGATAATCGAGATAATCTGCGCCTAGATAATGCAACCAGCACCCAGCAGACTGCCGATTGCGTATAATTAGCGATTATGTAAAACAAGAATCAAGGTTTTAAGGTCATATTGTCATGGTCTTATCAGTGCATTTTAGATAATGCCGGTCGCATGTTGCTGGGTGCGTCCAGAGGCGCGATAAAAATTTACCTGATAGCACCCAGCAACACGCAAACACGCAACCAGCACCAACCAAACACGCAACCCCCAGACACCCAGACACCTAGACCAGCACCTAGACCAGCACCTAGACCAGCACCTAGACCAGCACCCAGCACCCACCAAACCAGCCAAAATCCACCCCTAAAACCTAAGTCAAATTGTCAATTGTCATTGCAAAAAAAGTCGTCACGGCTGGCGCACACCCACACCAACCCCATATATTGATTTTTTGATTATTAAAATCCTCATAAGGTATAACAATTTAGCCAAACAACCCCCCCAAAACCTGTATCTATATGGCTTGCGTGTTAAGTCATTTCACCCACCCAGAATGACAATCCAGACCCCATTTTTGACAATTTGACATAGCGTTTTAGCACTACGTCAAATTGTCAGAAAACAATTTGACCTATAGAGAGCAAACCCCCATAATCGGGTCTGGGCAATCCACGCTCAAATTTGATTAAACCTAGAGGAGAAAATCAAAATGGACTTACAAACCTACATTAGGAATTTTGGCAATAGCAGTAGCACTAACGCAGATAAGCGCGTTTTAATCCGTTCACGTTACGCACCAGACAGACGCGCCACACGTTATGAGCGCGCACTAGGCGCGTCCAGCGCGCAAAATCCTACGCGCTATCTACGCGCTAAAGTCGCATGGAAAATACTGGGCAAAAACCTAACAGACGCGATACGCGATGAAGACCCCCAGAGCGCGCTAGACGTTATCAACCAGCATCTAAACTTAGGGCGCGCGCGTTGGCTAGATACGTTGCGCGACTTATTTTTAGATCAATTTGACGAGTGCCATGACTGTGACGATTTATTTTTGGACGGCGATTTGTGCTCAATTTACGATGGGGATTACTACGTCTGCGAAGACTGCCGTTCTAGTAGATATCACTACTCAGACAGGCGCGATATGTACGTGGCAGACGATGATACGCAGGACGAAGACGAAGACGAAAGAGAGAATAATTCTGTTATCGGCGAATATCACTCAAGCAAACACGAATTAGGGCATATCCCCAGCAAGTATGACGACAGGAAAACACGCGTCTTACTGGGACTTGAATTAGAGATGGAGATTGGTGAAGGATATGACCGCTACAACAAAGCAGGAGAGCTACTGGGCGCGCTGGGGTATCACACGGAAGCTGGCGCGCAGTACGCGCTCTGCGAGCAGGACGGATCACTAGATTGTGGCTTTGAAATGGTCACCGGATATACAGGGTTAGACGTTCACGCCCAGCAGTTAGCATTTTTCAAGCAAAGGTTTGCAGGTGCTAAATCGCACAACACTAGAACGTGCGGACTACACGTTCACGTCTGCAAAGCGGGAATGTCATTACTACACGCAAGCAAATTAGTTTTGTTTATCAACGATGAAAAGAATCACGACCTTATTAAAACAATCGCCAGACGGACGGAATCGTCCTATAGCGTGTTTAAGGATAAGAGCGTGGATAAGTCGTGGATTAAAGACGCAGTACGCACCGCGCACCCAGAGACACGCGCAACGCAACCAGACGATTACGAACGCGACTACCGCAACGGGTCGCGCAAACGCAACGCGCTCCGCAATCTAAACTCTAGCCGTTACGAAGCCTTAAATTTTAATAACGAGAAGACAGTAGAATTTAGACTGTTTAAAGGCTCGCTCAAATACACAACTATTATGGCGTGTTTAGAGTTCTCGTTCATATCGTGGTTCTTTGCTCGTGATACGTCCCAGACGCAACTTACAACTGCGAATTTTCTGCAATACATCTGTTTGGAAAATAACAGACGCGATACCCGCTATCTGCGCGAGTATTTGTCGGAAAAGGGATATACGCTACCCTTTAAACCTAAAGCAGATACACGCGCCGACCAACTGCGCGCTGGCAATATTGTTGTTACAAAAATCGAAACAGTCACAGCAAGCAACGCGCCGTCTGGCGTCCGTCTTACTGGTATTTCAACAATCAACGACAACGAGGAATTCTAATAATGTGTCTACTAATCAACCAACCAACCACCGCGCCGGTACTACCAGCCCATTGGCTCTCCGACTTTTTCAGTTATAACTCTGACGGCGTGGGCGTGATGTACTCGGAAAACAACTGTCTTATCATGGAGAAAATTCTCCCAAAAACAGACGCGGAATTTATTGCATTTTATAACGCGCATATTGCTGGGAAGGACTGCGCGTATCACCTACGCATGCGAACGCATGGCGACACCGACCTAGAGAATTGTCACCCCTATATGGTCTTAAACCATGCAGAGCACGGCATGGATTTAGCCCTTATGCACAATGGGATTTTGAGTACTGGCAACAAAGCAGACCCCAGCAAGTCGGATACGTGGCATTACATACGTGATTATTTGCGTCCCATGCTATCTGGCAACCCTGAATTTTTTATGCACCCAGCCTTTTCTAAAATTGTTGGCGACCATATAGGGTCTGGTAACAAGTTTGTTTTGATGGATAACGCGGGACGTGTCGCGACTATCAACCAGAACGCTGGCGTGTTTTGGGGAGGGTTATGGCTCTCCAACACTTATGCGTGGACTGCGCCGTCCAATACCAGTAAGAGCGCGCCAGTAAGCAAGAAGGCGTCAAAACTGGTAAAGCTGGCAACCCAGCAAGTAAACCAAAAACCAATACGCCAGACCTACGCACCCACCTACGGATACTCTCGCGCTGGGTATGGTCTTGCTGGGTCGCAAGTATATCCAAGCTGGGACGACGACGGCGCGGGCTGGGAGGACAACTGGAAAACTACGCCCAGCACCCAGACCGGCGCGCGAAATACTCGCTGGGACTTTGACGACAACGTGGCGGAATATCTCATGGTCTTATCTGACATGGACTTAGACAAAGCGTCTAGCGTATCTCTAGCGTCCAGCGTTGATTTTGCGGAGATGTACGGAATAGACGCGTTCGCGGAGATTTGTGAAATGACAATAGACGGCGATATATCGGAGGAATGGTTCGTCAACCTGATAACAGACCCAGCCAAAGCGCGCGCGACTTTCGCGTGGCTTAAACCCTTAAACAATTACGAGGACGCATGATGGAAAACAATAAACAACCAACAATCTGGGACATACTAGGCGCGTGTCTATTAGGTGCGCTACTAAGCGCAGTTCTATTCTGGGAGCATATCCCCGCGCTATTTAGATAAACGCCACCAGCAACCCAGCAGACCCGCCTAGTGCGGGTCTTTTTTTGTTTGTTATTCTCGCGACCCGCGCACCCAGATAACAAACGTATGTCAAAAACCCCCCCAGTTTTAACAAACAACCCAGACCCAGACCCAGACCCAGACCCAGACCCAGACCCAGACCCAGACCCAGACCCAGACCCAGACCCAGACCCAGACCCA